TGAAAGAAGTGCTGCTTACATAAGTTGCAGCAAAAGTTCCATTGTATCCAGCAGGAGTACAGCCCGAAATAATTACAGGAATGGTATCTCCACTAGGGATTCCATGAGGTGTAGTTGTTACAACAGTAACTACACCAGCGTTCCAAGAAATAGAATCAATTACTTTAGATCCAACAAGAATTGAACTAAGATCGCTTAATTGAGTTAAAAGAGCAGTTGATCCGGGGGCTAATGTTGTTGCCCCTTGGGATATAAAAGCCCCTGTTTGCTGAAGTTTCGAAGGCGCAGCAGCGACTTGTTGTGAAACTTCTACATTGACAATATTTGGCATAATGCCCCCTTAAAATTAAATGTAGCTAATAGCCAAAGTTTGACCAGTTCCGGGAGATAAAACGATTCCATTTGCACAATGGAAATCAATGTTATAAATACCAGCAGTAGCAGGGATTACTGCGATTTCATTAGCAGCACCAGCAGCACCTAAAGAAGCTGCATCATAAACTGAGCCTGCGCCTGAACCAGCTACGATAACGCTGACTTTTGCAATACGACCAGCAGTTGCTTTAACTAAGGTTGTAGCAGTAATGTTAAGAAAAGTTTTTGTTCCTTGGGCTGTAATAACAGCACCATTTTGGATTGTTGGGTTTGAAGTAATTGCCATTTGTAACTCCTTATTTACACTTGTGGTAGGTTAGAAAAACTCACATCGATAAAAGCGTGTTCAATCAACTGTCGAGCAATATTTCGTACATTCGTTTGATAATAGCTAATTTCAAAGGTAATAACCTTTTTCTGAGCCAAAATCCCGAACTCTGATTGAGTCACTTTTTCATCTTGAATAACTGGCATATTGAGAATCCCAATATTGTCAGTATCCAAGCTATATTGAAACACATAATCTTGAAATTCTAAAGCATTAAAGTTGCGTGTTCCAAAGATAGAAATTTTCACAGTTTCCTTAACTAGCTGATAGTGAGAACTATTTAAAGTAATCAAAGGGGCAGCTTGTAAAGCCTGTGTGCTTGTAGGTTCAATATGTACCGAAGCATAGGGTGGGGGCAAATTCTGATCCACCAAGAATGAAGGATACATAGGGAAATATTGATTTAATGTTAGCCAAATTGGTAGGCTATTGGACACAATCACATTGGTTGTGTCGAAATCTGACATTGAGTTGATGATCTGTGTATCCATAATTGAATACAAAGGATCGCCACGATAATGATAAAGATCAGCTTGTTTATAGAAAGCATCCCTGCGATTGAAGGTAAAAGTCATACCTTCCCAAGTTGCTACATACATCAACTGTGGATTAATAGATTGAAAATCTACAATATCTTGCAAGCTAGTAAATATTACATGGCTAAATACAGCAGTACGATCTTCTAACTGGTTTACTTCGCTACTGTAATGAACAGAACCTTGAACAGTAATATGTTTTCTAGGTGCTGGAGCTTGTGGTGGCTTGTCATACTTTAAATAGTTATATTGGGTTGCGTTATAAATAGCTGAATCGCTCAATAATCCAGCATTAACCCAAAATACATAACCATCTAAAGGCAAAACGACCTTTACATACAGCGTAAAAGTAAGAGTTTGATTAAGTGATAGGGTGTTTAAGCCATCGGCTAAACTAGCGCCAAGAGGGGTTTTTGCCCCTGAAGTTTCCTGTACTGAAGCCATTATTCAACCCAAGATTTAAGTGATTTTTGCAAAGTACCTGAATCAATGAAAGAAGGTCTGCGTGGACCGACTTTGCGCTTAAATCGAATACTTTTACCCATTAAAGCTGCTTTGGTAGGGACACCGGGCACTCCTAACTTAGCCATTTCTTCAATGTCTAAAAAATGCCTAAAATCCTGATCTATTTGGCTTGTGGCAGCAGCAAAAGGATCAGAAGGGGTATGCCCCATCATTACTGATTCCAACGCTCCTGTCATGCTTTCTGCAAGATTGTTGGCAATTTTATCTATTTGACTATCTGCAAACTTAGAAAACAGCGTATATTTTTCTTCTAAGATTGTAGCTACATTCCCTGTCGTATTGCCTTCAGGTTCGGGAACATCAATAACCCCGATATGTAGTTTCATGTTAAGCCCCATAGAGTGCCAAGAGTTTGCATCCATGCCAACGCTTGACGACCATAAGGGTCTTTTAACCTTTGTAAATCTATTAGACTTAAATTTTGCAATCCTTTACCAACCATCAAATGTTGGCTAGTTGTACTATCTGCGGAAGTATCTATTACACCAGCTACAAAACTATTAATAGCATAAGCAGCACGAGCATCGGCAAACCAAGTTTGACCAACAATATCAGGCTGGAATTGTAATAATTGGCTTCCACCCCAGTTATACACAGTTAATGTATATACATCGGGAGCTAATTTAGCAAAATCGTAAGGAACTAAATCTAAAGCTAATTGGTAGGCTACCGCATACCCCGGATCATCATCAGGAATAGCGGTAGTCGGAATACCCATGACTTCCCTAGTCCAAGCAATAAAGCCTGCAAGGGTAGGGGGCGCAGAGTATATAGATGTCATAGGCGAATTGTACCCAAGACTTATTTAAAAATCAGGATTTTTTTCTACGACCACGCTTGGATTCTTGGCTAATTCCTTCACGAACTACCTCAATAGTTTGTTCGAACTTAGGACTATTATCTCCAGCGTTTTTCTTTTCTTCCATGATCTCAATCTCAAGACCTGACTTTTGCTTTAAGCCCATTTCCTGCGCTTTTTGAGCAATAATCTGATCCGCAGCAGCAGCAGTTACGCTTCTTGCTTCTTGAGCACGATCAATCATTTCTTGGTCAGTTTGAGAAAATCCAGCTTGAATTGCTTCAATACTGATTGGCTTTTCTAGGCGATAGCATAAACCACCAAAGCCTTTGCTTACCTTATTGACTTCCATCATTCCATAAACTTGATGTTGTCCAATAATAGACATTAGCTGATCCTGCTGACCGGGGATCTCAATTTGTCCACCAGCACGAATACTGTGGGAAAAAGGTCTTGGGTTCTCAGGGAGCATATAGGTAAATAAATGCTCTTGTTTACTGCAGTTTGCGATATAAAGTTTCATAATATATTTCCCTTTAGGGGTGAGGGGTCGATGATGCGGAATCCTTTTGAGATTCCCGACCCCCCATTGAAACGACACTTGGCATCACGCAAGTATTCAGATGATAGCAAAAAACCCCACCGAGGTGGGGCTTCTTGGTAATACTTTTTTGCTTAGTAAGCAGCAGACAAAATTGTAAGTGCTTCAGGGCGAATACCCCAACCTGAAGTGCTACGCATAGTGTAGAGGGTAGTAATACCACCATCAGCAATAGGAGTAGGGATTTCAGTTGGAGCTGACACATCAGTAAGCATCAATGAAGTTGCTGTCATGTTAGGTGTCAATGTTGCGAAGATGTTGGTATTGATAGCGTTGTTTGCTTTAGGAATCTTCAATTCAGGAGCAATCAAGATAATCGCATCAGTACCGCCTGATCCTTTACCGATGAGCGTGTCATCAGCAGCGAAGGATACATCGTCACCGCCTGCCCATTGAGCTACAGTTTCAACCAAGCCAGCAGCAGTTTCAACACCAGCACCGATACGCTGGAATTGGGTCAATGACACAACTCCTGAGTAAGAGATTTGGCTAATGAAGCGTTGTGGAGCAAGGAAAACCAAGCGTAATGGCTGACCGATCTGCAATGTGCGAACTTTCAAAGCACCAATCATGTTCAAGAGGTACTGAGCAAGCTGACCGCTATCCCAGTTGCTATAACCAGTATTACCATTGGTATCAGCACCGAGGTTAGCTGTAGTTGCGCCATCAGTATTGATAAGTCCTTCACCATTGGCAGGATTAAAGCCATAGAGAAGTGCATTACGCAACTGTTGTGCAATACCTTGGCGAGCAGCTAGGCGCAATGCTTGTGGCAACGCATAGCCCCATGCGCCAGTAGCAGCTTCATCGAAGTTGTCATATTGAGCACGAGTTTGCAAACGATATGTTGCGGTGCTCATCATCGAAGGGATGACAGAAGCACTTGGCAACTGGTTTACAGTTGATTGGTTAGCGGAAACTTGAGTTGTAAGCTGAACTTTTTTAGCGTAAACATAAAGATCTGCTTCTCCCAAGCGTGGCATTGGGTTCTCGGTAGCGAGAGTTGTAAACGCACCTGAAGCCAAGCTGTACTGCATAATCAGCTCAGGCATCATGAAATGCGGATTTACTGTTACAAATGAAGGTGCGAAGCCTGACATAGTAGTTTTCCTTTATTAGATTTGAACAACAGCAATTAAGCCATTAGTAGCCCAATTTGCGTTGCCAGTTACAGAACTGTAGGAAACAGTCTTGTTGTTTGCGGTGCTAATTTTTAGCACTTTAACAGGCAATGCTGCTTGACTACCGGGTTGAGAAGTTGTTAGCCAGTTGCTTGTGTAATTGAAATATACAGTAGTAGAGATCAAGTCACCATCAAGAGTAACAGAAGCAGGGTCTAATGCTAAAGGAATACGAGCACCACTACCAAAGCGGTAGAAGTTCACAGACATACCGGGGGAATACAAAGGTGCGGTAGATTGTGGAGTTGTAATACCAGCAAATGCTTGGTTGAATACGCAAATACCAGTTGGAGCAGTTGTACCATCAGCTTGAAGAACAGTATTGCCCAAAACAGAATCAGCAATAGATTCAGCGATAGGAATACCACCCCACAAAGGAGTAGTAGCAGAAGTGCTTAATGTGCCACCAGCAAGTGCAAACTTAACTGCTGGATCGTCTAGTGCATCACCTTGGGTAAAACCATTGCTGTTGGTCGAAAACAGACCTTTAGCATTAGTTGTTGCCATAGGATTTAGTGAGATTTGTGCGCTCATAATTTATTCCTTATCGCTTGTTGTTGGACAAATGAAACTCTTTAACTCGCAAAGCAGGAACTTTGAAGTCATCTAACCAAGCGGACATAGCACCTTTAAATTTGGTGATAGTACGACCAGCACGATCTTTTTCATTAATCTCGATTAATTGATCTGCAGCAAACATTGATGGTGACTTAGCAGCAGCAAAGGCATCAGCAAAAATTTGCTTTTCAGCTAAACCTAACAACTTAGCATCTTTAATGGAAGCCAAATTGATGTCTTTATAAGCATCGCTGTATGCTTGCAAACCACGAAGCAAACGCTTGCGGTAAGCTAAAAGGTTTTCACCTTTCAATGGGCGAGAAGCGGACTTGCCAAAAGCTGCCATTACTGAATCAGCTTTAGCTTGTGCATCAGCATACATGGCTTCTTCTTCATCAGCTTTCATAGCTTCTTCATCTTCATCCATTTTTGCTTCTTCTTCATCAGGCTTAATTTCGCCTGCTTTGCCATGGACTACAGGGTTTGAACCTTCTGCATCATCCTTGGCTTCTTCCTCATCCTCATCGGATTTGGCTTTCATTTCTTCTTCTTCATCACACTTTGCTTCATCTTCGTCTTTCTTAGCCTTTTTATCGGTTGCAGTAACGAGGGGTGGAGCAGGAAGATTTTTTTCCATTTCATCGACACGAGCCACTACTTTGCTCAAAATCGACAAGATGGTATCCAATTTTTCGCCTTGGGCATCTGCCTTTGGCTCAATCATATTTTCAGTCATTTTCAGACACCTCAGGGTTAGTTAAAAGAACTCCGGTGGGGTCACCACCTTTATCCCATACTCCCTTAGAACCTCTAGCTTTTGTAACAATAGCTATATGATCTAAGAGAAATGGAACACCTTCAATTAAGAGTGGATCGCCATTCTCAGTTGTAAGTGTAGTGTTTCCAGCAGTATTGTCAAATACTACTGAAGGTGAAGTAGAAATTTCTCCTTCACAAATTTCATTTACTGCATCTTGATCGTAAATTTTTGCGATACCCCAAACCTCATCGCCTTTGATGTAAGGAAGAATAATACTTCCTACAGCACGATCTTTAAACTCTTTAGAAGTCAAGACTGCGGTTTCAGGGTGATCCATTACAACGATCAAACCATTGCAGCGTTTTAAGAAGTCATCATTAAGGTATAAAGACGAATCACGCCAAACATACTCGCCAATACTAGAACGATAAGCAAGTCCTGTCCCAGTAATGCGGATGGCAAGCAACATAACATTCGCATACATTTGTGGACTAGGGAGCGAACCTTCTCTAATAAGTTCTGCATAGTCATACTCAGTCTTTGCGGTTGCAATTCGAATTGCTACATCTAAACCGGGGTGCATTGGAGCAGGGGGATCTTCAGGATTTGTCCAATCGTAACCACTTGATTCATAGTTCAATGTGACATTGGATTTATCTTCTACTCTTGCTAGGTAATAGCAAAATTGCCCATCGTCATAGATTGTTTCGAGCTTGCCATCGTATTTGATGCCAGTTTCCTCAAAACATTCTCTGCGAGCAGCTTCTTCTAAAGTTTCGTCTTTCTTTTGATGACCACCGGGGATACACCAAGTACCGGGGAAATCTCCACCACCTTGACCTCTGCGAATAAGCAAAATCTTATTATCAGGGGTTAAAAACATAATTCCCGATGCTCTGCCAGCAGGACCATCGTGAGTAATTGGCATTTCAACAAGCGGTTCGGCAGCTACAACTTCAGGAAAAGCACCCTTTATTGTGGTATCAGCATCGGCAGAAGGAACGCAATTTGGCACTTTTTTGCCATTTTTTTCCTTCATTCCGACTTGTTCATAGCCTTCCCAACATGGGTCTTTGTCATCAGTTACAAAGGATGATGCTTCATTTGTGCCACCATCTACTTCGCCTTCGCCATTTTCAAGGTTTTTATCACCTAGGCGAACTTCCAATTCTTGAATATCACCAGCATCATCAGCTTTTAGCTTATGGATATGTTCGGCAACCTCGGAAAGTTGATCTCGCAAATGCTGTAATTCGAGCTTTTTCATTTCTGAAACTAGCTCAGAATCGCATTTCCACTTTCTCAAGGATTTGTTAATCCGAGAATCGGGATCACGAGCAGTTTCGGGATTGGTCAATTTTGCTTTCATGCCTTTCATGCGAGCACAAAAGGATTCTTTGCGTGGACCGCCTTCAGGCTGTGGAGCTTTTAAATGTGCTCCATGCTCTTTGTTATAAGACTTGCGACCTTTTTCATTCAAGCCACCATTCTTATTCTTACCTTCTTTGGTTTGCCATGCTTCTGCATCAACCTCAAATTCAGGAGTGCTTAAAACAGTAGGCTCATCAGGGATTTCATCACCCTTAATCATTTCAGCTAGTAATACTTGCTCTAACCAATGATTGTCAATTTCGTTGCCATCAGTAGCGTGTTTGATAAACTTTTCAGCTACAGTTTGTGGAATCCCAATATTAGATTTGCCTGCTGCTGCAGCATACATCGCTTTTCTTTGGGCTTCAGATTCAAATGGCATAGATATACCTTAACTTATTTTTGCTGATTGTAATGCTTCTTCACCTTTTTTGGTGAGTAATTCAGGCACTTGTCGCAAATTATACAAATAAACATAATTGCATCGGCAATAAACTTCTTCACCCGGTGAAGTAATGTCATCGGTATATCCATTGATCGGTTTTATTAAACCTTTTTCATGCGCCCAACTATTACGAATGACATAAACTTTTTCGTCACGTTCTTTATGATCTTTGCGATAGTTGTAGTTTGGTTGTTTCCAATGACTATGCCAACGAGCAGCAATCGCACCATTGTCAATCGCAACAATTTCGTTGATGTTGGAAACCAGCTTATGGGTTTGATCTATTATTACTCTGCGCTGTTCAAAGGGCATCTTGGTCAGCGACTTCTTAATGTTTTGCTTTTCTTTTACACGATCAACTGCTTTGCTTCCACCTTTAGGAATAGATGTAGCCCATCCTTCGAATCGCTGTAATACTTCATTGATATTCTTTTCCCGATTGTATTTAATCAGGTTGGCAGAAGCCATGATCCTGCGATCTAGCTCTGCTCTAAGTCTTGGTTTGAGTTTTTCGATGTCGTATTTACTAACATTTTTGTTAATAAGACCGCCTTTTGTGACCATTCTTCTGAAAGCGGAGTTGAGGGCTTTTTCCATTTCTCGTTGCATTTGCTCGTCAGAAAGCAACGCTCCTTCAGCAGCGATTCGGATTTTTTCAAGCCATCCATCTATGCGCTTCTTAGAATCAAAGCCATATTCAATAAAGTCATTGATAGCAGCAGTTAAGACTTCGAAGAATGTCATCTTGCTGTTGGGACTTTTTCTTCCCTAAATGGATCTTCGGGTGGCTCATATTCAGAAAGAGCATCCATATCCAACTGCAATGAACTTTGGAACATAGATTGCATTTCATTGAGGTTATCTTGTGCCCATTGAATAACACGAGCACGATTCTCAGGATCGCAAACTGGCAATACAGTACGCATAATCTCAGTTAATCCCTTGAGCTTGGTTTCATCAACCTTAACCTTTTCGCTCTCAGGTTCTTCGATGAGAGATTCCCATTCAGTCTTGAAATGGTTTTGCCATGAGTAAAATGCTTCTTCATAGGACATATTGCCATAAATGTCAGGATGTGCATTTTGTACAGCAGCATAAAACTCTTTATTCCATGCTCGGTGCATAACAATCTTGTCAAAGAACTCGAACAGGCTTGCCATGTCATCACGAATACCATTGATATATTGAACGATGGCTTTCGCATCTTCAGTACCTTCGCCAAATCCTTGAGTAAATGCTTCATCTTTTAGAAGTAAGGCAGGCACATCGGCAGCAGCAGCAATGTTCGCAATGATGTTATCTCGTGCAGTTGTCATTGCTGTATCGGTGTTTTGCAAGTTAATCGCTTCGATTTGCTCATCAATATCAATCGAAAGAATATTGCCTGTTACACCTTGGGATAGGTAGTCACGCTTAATACCAGCAGCTTGTTGCATCAGGCGGTTCACAATAGAACCAGCAGGCTTCATCTTAGCGATGATTAAACCTGATTTGAATGTCACCAAGTCATCAGTCACCATAGACTGAATGAATGATCTTAGCGGATAAAGTGCTCTTTGAAATACTGATCTACCAGTAAATCCGAAAGCAGAGCTTTGGAAACTGAGGTAGATAGGAGTTCCATTGAATACGACCACGCTGCGGGAAGGATGGTAAGGCTGACCAGCAGCAGTAGTGTATGCAAGAGGTTTTTGAAAGTCAGGTGCATTAGGATTCTGATTCGTAACAATCGAACCAGCCAAGTTAAGTGGGTCTAATTGATTGAAGTAGATATTTAACTCAGGCAACTTCCAAGGGTCAATAGGTTCAGTTGTAGGTACATCAGGTGATCCCATGACAATCGCAGCAGCTCCATAGGTGCGATTAAGATACATGACATCACGAATATGGTTAGTGCAACCTAACTTTTCCCATTCTTTTTGGAACGCTTCAATAAGCATTTCCTTGGGTTGTGCATCAATAGTTAAACTTCTTGGCTTAGACAGAGCCAATTTAATTGGTTTTTCAACCAGTTTTCCACCAAGAGGGTGGTATTGCCAAATTTGTTTACAGAGTTCATAGCCAGCTTGATCTCCCGGCAAGATTTCTTTTTCGGTGAGCAGGGCATTTAAGTTATTGCCAAGGGCTGTGCTGCTAACTGTGATTTCTGACATCTATTATCCTTAATAGCCATATTTATTGCCAACACCGATGGCTAGACTATATACGAAAGTGTCCAGCAAGTCATCTGCTCGCTTGTATGCTTCTTTATCGCCAATTCTAAAGCTCGTCACCTGAGTTATCAAGTGGTTGCGAGTTGCATTTTTGAAATTAACGACCTTATCAAAAGCATATTGGCTGATCTTAATTTTGCCTTGATGGAAGTATCCTGACACGCTAATGGCTCGCTCATCTTTGCCAGCCATTGTGAGTGCTGAATCTATTGGGTGTGTTTTCCATCCACGACTGCGACCTTGTTGCAAGAGAATTGCGCCAGCAGCAGCATCCTCAATAAATGTACCAATTACTCCATGCCTTGCTCTAGTCATGGTAGCCAATTCTTCACACCTTTCAAAGACCGATGGCATCCAGCTCTCAAGCAATGCGCCATCAACTTGTATGATGTCCCAATCTAGGATAACGAGAGGGTGTCCATAGAACTTATTGATTGCACAATATATTACAGCAGTACCATCATTCTCTTTTCCACCCTTGACAGCAGTATCAATTACAGCAAAGATACCATCACACTTGTCGGGGTAGTTCACAGGACTACCCTCATGTAATAACTTATCAAGGCTGAAAAATGCTTCTCCTGACCAATCCACAAATTCAGCTAGATACTCTTGTCGAAATACTAAGGGGTGGTTCTCTCGCTCTAGCTTGTCTAATTCTTCTTTGGGAAGGAATGGATTAGTGTGAGTTGGAGCGTGATATTCATTAAAACCATGTTCAGGCTCATTACAAACTTGCCAAAAGAAATTCTCTGAATCTACTCCATTGGGAGTTGAAGCTATTAGACAACTCCCTTGATAGTCTAATAACGCAGGCTTAATAGCGGTTTGCCATACCTTCATCATATTAGGCTTAGTAAAAGCTGCTTCATCAATAAAGACTTTGTGATACTTCCTAGAGCGACCAGCCCTTTCGTTTTCCAATGTCCAAAAGTCTATGCGCCCATCTTTAATGGTAGTAATAATTCCATCAATTTTGCTAGAGTTTTTAATGACAGGGTGCAAAGTATCTGCTATTTCCCTAAATGCTTCTGATTGAATTTTGTAATCAGGAGCAAACCAGCCTACCTTTTGACCATTGGCAGCAGCCACACAAGCCAAGGATTGCATCATAGCGGTTTTACCCCATCGCCTGCCACATCGCACTACAAAGAACCGAGTTTCAGCATCAAAAGCTGCTTGTTGTCATGTGTGGAATGGTTGTAAATCTATTACAAAGTTATTGGCTGTTTGTTTTTGTCGGGACATTATTAACAGTAATGTTTAAGTTCTCATTGCCTTCAACTTGATCCCTTTGAGCAAGATACTGTTTACCTAGCCAAATCAGCATAGAGGTATTACCCTTCTCGGCAGCTTTCCATTGCAATCGTCTTAGGCTTGATTTGCCAGTTTCGATTGCCTTTTTATAGACACCGCAAAATTCCTCACTTCTTTGCAGGGTATCTACAGAACATCCCAAGAAAGCAGCGATTTCTTCCTGCGTACATTGGATACTGGCTAGCTTTCTAACCGCATCCATATCTATTACAAATTTGGGTCTGCCTACTGGCTTTTTATCTTCCATTAGCCAATAATAGCGTCAAATTCCTGACCTGTCGATTCAAGTATTGCTTTGCGCCCTGTAAAATCCTGCCATCTCTTGACTATTACATCACAAAATTTGGGATCAAATTCCATAATAAATGACTGTAATTCATTCTTTTCAGATGCAATGAGGGTTGAACCAG